GAATTAATTAATCAAACATTTTGAATGTTTCTTTGCAAAATTCCTCATAGTCGGTATTCCCGACCAGTGGCATTTTATTTCTCAGCTTTTCCATGGCTTTAAAAAATTTGCCTTGATCTTTGTTCCAGGTTTTACAGGAAATTAGAAGATACTTCTCTTCTGTATGTCCAAATTCTTTTCCGAAATTCACTCTGATTTTCTCATTCTTAAAAAGTTGGTCTGCCAGATACTCTTCTGTATCTGCGAAAATGTATTCGCTACGGAATAAATGTTTTTGAATTAAGATGTAATTTTTATATGACATGATATTCCTCCCTGTGAAAAAGGTTCCATTTTAAATCGAACCTTTCCAGACCTCATTTTAAATGCGGGCTGTCTAAAAATTCAAAATTATGCCGCAATTTTATTAATTCCTTTATTCAGAATAAATTCTTTTATTTCGTTATATCCCCATCCATATCCGACTAATGCGCTCACAAGCATTTCTGCGTTCTGAACTTTCACCAACTCTTCTTCTGAAAAATAATCTCTCATACTTTCTTTTTTTGTGATTCCGAATTCCTCTCTCAGTTGCTTGGCGTTTTTGCCAAATATGGACTTGTAAATAACGTCTGTATATGTAGAATAGGCATGTCCGTGCATTCTTTCATTTTCAGAAGATTGCTGGATTGCCTTTGTAAACGCTTGCCTTACTGCAATTCCTTTTTCACGTTCTTTGATTTTTCCAATAAGAAGCTTTTCCATTGCATTAAACTGCCGAATATAGCCCTCTTTGAATTTCATTGCTTTTTCGCCAGTATAGCCCATAGCTAAAAGTGTAAATCCATCTCTGGTTACATAGTACATTGGCTGTTTCTTATTTTGAGAATTGACGTAAGAGGACTGCACGAAATTGTGCCGTCTAAAATCCTCACTGCATTCAAGCTCTCTTATATCTTGCAAAACCCTTTTATGTTCTTTCCCGAATGTCTCCGCAATATCTAGGCTTGTTGCAATACTGGTTTCTACTTTTCCAATCATCATAACTTCTACCAACATTCTCCATTCCTCCTTATATTAATGGATAAAATAAAAAGAGCCGCCAAGTAAGATAAAAATTCCTCACGATTGAGAAATATTAGTTTCTTCTTAGCGGCTCAAAAATTCAAGACCGTGTGTACTTCTTCATTGAGAAAATTATACCACACAATCAGTCAAAAATCAATATGCCGGGGATGGATTGAAACGGCTATCCGTATCATTCTGGGCTTTTGTTACTGCTTTCGCAATTTCACTTCCGTCCAGGATAATGCTGTTCATAATGTACTGCGGATTCTTATTTCCGCTGTTCATACTCATTGCCATTGCAACTCCCTGGGCTACTGCTTTTGCCATTTCTTCTTTTGTAAGTCCCATGCTTCCGTCCGAACTGGAAACAATGCTGTCTGCGATCTTCTTCATGGTTCGCGGATTTTCTAGAGGAAGAACGGCTTCGGAACCGGCTTCACCGATACCAATTACCTGTGCACCGTTGAAAAGGCCACCTTTGGCGTACCAATTAGGCTTATAAACTGGTGTAGAACTGGTTCTTCCACCGCCAAGATCATGTTTTCTCCACTCTGAAATATAATAAGTCAGAGTTGGTAAGTGTACTTGTTTCATGCCATCAGCGAATGATTGAGCAGTTTCCCGACCAATTGATGTAAGATTAACATTAAATAGCCTTTTAATTTTATCCGAAATCCCAGACAAATTGGTTTCTGTATAAGATTTCATTTTCCCAGTTTCCGTGTCAACTTTACCAGAAGCCTTTTCCCAAATCTGGTTTGTATTGATTAGAACAGAAGACCAATAACTTTGAATGGTTGTCATAACCTTACCCATTACATCTTTGGTATCGGTGTCCATGGTTCCGAGAGCTGTCGATACAGCGCTTGCAGAATTTCCCCAGTTTGTTTTAGAGTTGGTTTCAACATCATCATTCGTGTTCTTTATCTTCGACCAAATAGAAGGCATTGTGCTTTCTGTGCTTTTTTTCATTCCAGCCATTGCCGTGCTTACGGCGGCATTGGCGAGACCAAAGCCAGTTTTTGTCTTGGACGATACGGAGCTAGAAGCATTTGCAACAGCGGTAGTAATACCTCCCACTGCTGTTTTCACAGATGTATTCATTCCATTGAAAGAATTCTTTGCACTTGTTTCCATTGTGACAACTGCATCTGGAAAATCTTTTCTGAGTTTTTCATCTAATTCATCTAACGGAACGCCAGCATTTTTTAATGACGTATAAACTGCATCTAATGCTTCTTCTGTATTAGCATATGTTCTTCCAGATATTGCACTATCAAGAGCATCTTTAGCAGTTAAGTAGTCTCCACTAAATTGCTCGGAACTAAGGCTTAAAAGATAAAGTTCGTCTTTCAAATCAGATATGCTAATTTTTGTTGTGTCAAATTTTCCTGCTGATTCAGATACACCATCTCCAAGGGCTACAGCTTTATCAGTCATATCTTCCAAAAATCCAGTTGATACGCCCGCCTGTGCGCCGTATTTTTCAAGAATTTTTCTTGCATCTTCGGTTGATACGCCAAATTCTCCAAGTTTCTGAATGAAACTATCGTACATTTCAGAATTTGATTTTCCAGCACTTTCATCTGCTTCAATTAACTTCCAAAGCTCTTTTGCTTGATCTTGCGTTATCTTATGAGCACTTTCCATCTCGCCTGTATAATCATGGAGATAACCACCTGTTTGTGTGAGAATACCATTTCCACCTTGCGCAGCTTCTGTAATACTTGCAATTCCTCTTGCGAGTTTAACGGATAATGCCGTTGCGACAAATACAACCCCAGCGGTTTCAAATATAGTACCAAGCGTTGAAGAAAATGAAGATAATCCACCTGTAGCCGCCGTTTCCGCTGCTCCACCAATATCACCGATGATAGTAGGAAGAGAAGATGCGGTATCAAGTGGGAAATTTAAAAGTTTTGAAGCTAATGAACCGATTCCACTTGCAAAGGAAAAGATTTTGGTGGCAATATCCTTGGCTATTTTGATTGCAAACAATGTTCCGAATGCAGCACCAACTTGTTTTATAAATTCTGGATCAACTCCACTTAATTTTTCAGCCAGCCAATTAATAGCATTTGCAATACCATTAATTAAGTCCGCTCCGATATTAATTATTCCTTCAAGTCCGGTAATCAACGCATCTGCAAATCCCTCTGCAAATGGTTGGAATGCAGACCATAAATTTCCAAGAGCAGTTCCAATAGCATTCCAATCAACCTTATCAATAAAATTCTGTATTGAGGTTTTTACACGGTCAATGCTACTCCAAATCCACTCCCAGTCAACATCAATAACTCCGAAATTATCAAGTGCAAGTACGATTCCACCGATGCCAAGTGCCATTGCTGCATAAGGATGTTTTGCCAATAAAGCAAGTCCTTTTCCTAATGGGCTGTCTTTTCCAATGATTCCACCAATAAAGGTTAGTCCTTTGAATCCAAGAATTGCAATGGAGATTTGTCCAAGTCCCTTTCCAATTGCTTGTGCGTTTTCTGGGCTGATATTCTTTATTGCATCGGCAATTGAGTTCAAGCCTACAGGAAGTGTTGTATTGATGAAATTTTCTCCAACATCAAGTAAATCTTTGAAGAAGTCAATAATTCCCTGTCCAACATTTTGTGCAAATGGTGCAAGTGCATCCCAGAAGTTCTTCAATGCCGAATTAAGTTCATCCCAGTGAATGTTGTTTCCAAAATTTGTTAATGCGTCAACAAGTTCCGGAATTGCACTATTCATTGTCCATGTACCTACCGGCACTAAGAATTTCTCATAGAAATCCATGAGACCAGTCCAAACAAATTTTGTTGGCTTTTGAAGCATTGTAAAGAAACTGGAAAGTGAGCTATTCAGTTTACCCCAATTGATTTTATTTAGTAAATCATTTGTAATATTAAAGAATCGGGGGAGCCCGGAATTGTCAGATAACATCCATAATCCAATTGGTTTCAGATAATTATTCCACAAATCTTTCAGAGCTGTAATAGAGAAGTTTCCAAGCTTGCTAAGACCTTCACCGTACAGTTTCTTGATTGATTCTGTAGTTGGTTTAGCTGCTTTACGAATTTTCTTAAATACAGCTACAATCTGATCAGCGGTATCATTTGCCTTATTATTCATTTCTTCAAAAGCTTTATCCCATGCAGCTTGATACTCTGACAGGGCTTTATCTAATGCAGCATCCAATTCTGGAAGGTGTGCACTCCCACCGCCTCCACTTCCGGAAGAACCGGAAGAATTGCTAACTTTTGCATCATTTAATTGATTTAATTCATCAAATGAAAGCACAGAAAGAGTTTTTTGTAATTTCTTCGCATTGTCATTTGTTTTGTCAAGCCCGGAAGCTGCATCTTCTGTACTATCTGCAATACTTCCCATATCAACTGCGGCACTTCCTGTTGAGGCAACATAGTCGGACATTTTGATGCCTAAAAGTCTTCCAATCCACGAAAAAGCTCTCTGAATTGCAATAACAAAGGCGTTCATATATGGAAGAATTTTTGAGATAATTGGAATGAATAATGAACCGATAGTTCTTGAAAGTGCCGAAAAATTAGATTGCAGTAATCTTAATTGGTTTGCCGGCTGATTTATCGTATTAGCCAGGTCACCCCATGCATACTTTGAACTATTCAAGATTGTTATAGTTCTCAGAATAGCCTTGTCCGATTGACTTAAACTTGATACAGTAGCGTCAATTCCAAGATTATAAAGTTCCTGTTGTAAATTTGCCACACGGATATTAATGCCGTACTTGTCAAGAGCCCGGCTCATTCCGGCTATTCCGGATGCCATATCATTCCATACATCGTTGAACTCAAGGTTCTTTACAGAAGCAAGGTCTGCCCCGATTTCTGTTAAAGCTTGTGAAACCTTAGTTGATGCATCTGCTGTTGCCCCCATAGATGATGCCATCTGAGCATAGGTAGCTTGATAATTCATCGTTTGGTTCGGATCAAGTCCGAGGCTCGTGCCTTTTGTTCTAGTCAGATCACCTGCATCTGATACTTCAAATCCAGTCATTTTTTTTGTCAGTTCTTTTGCACGTTTTTCAAAAGAACCCACATATTCCTCTGCGGATTTTACTCCTGCATTCTGCCACTTGCTCACGTCCAATCCGTCTGTAACTTGTTCGAACGCAGAATTGAAATAGTTCAATGTTTCAACATAATCAGATGCAGACTTTACAGAATTCCAAAGTGCTTTAATTCCTCTTGTCACAGTAAAAAATTTTGCATATAAACTAGCAAGCTGTGAAGTTAATGAGCCAGTCTTTCTTGTGGTTACAGTTGCGGTATTTCCAAAATTAGCTAGTGCAGAGCTTGCAGAGCCAATCATGGAAGCTAATTTTCTTCCTGCATTTCCAAGTCCATTTGCGGCATTTGATAATCTCGAAAATGAATTCGTAAGAGAATTTGTGGCTTTATTTATTTTCCCACTTGCAGTAGCTAACTGTGCCAAAGCTTCTGTCATTCTTACTGTGTTTTCGTTGATTTTTGGTGCGGTTTTCATTACATTGAAGAATGACAATACTTCATTTGCTAGTGTTCCAAGTTGTCCAGAAGATTGAGAAATTTTACCGCCAGCACTTGCCAATTGTGCAATTGACTGAACAAACCTATTTACGGAATCTGAAATTCCATCAACACCAATAAAGCTTTCTGTGATAAATTTCAAGCTACTTCCCAATGCAGGTAATTCAGCCGATACATTTGCAATATATTCGCCGGAATTGGCTAGTCTAGCCATTGAATTAACAAAACGATTAACACTTGCAGATACATCCGGCAATGCTTGTCATTTGTCCTGCATCAATTTCTTTAAGTTTTTCGGTAACTGCATCTTTAATTCCTGTAGTATCTACATCCAGAGTGACTTTTACCGCGTTATATTTCAATTCAGAAACTTTATTGATTGCCTTCTGAATATCCATTGTTATCTTATCCGTATTGATTTTTACATCAATAGGGAGCTGACCGTCCGTACCTTTTAATGCGTCATTAAGTCTTGTTTTTACCTGTTCAGCGAGCTGCTGAGTTGAATCGACAGCCATTCCCCATACTTTGTCGGAAGCTTTGGACGCACTATCTCCGTAAAGTGATTCAATGGAAACTGGCTTAATGGATTCTCTAACTTTCTTTATATTTTCCAGAACGGTAACAAGCTGATCTGCCGCATTAATAGTATCTTTTGGAATTAATGTTGGAAATCTATCTGAAAGCTCTCCCCATGATTTATCGAGAGTGATTCCTTTTGTTGCATCGGTAACAACTTTATTAAGGTTATTCTTTAAAAGTTCTGAAAATTCTCCCTTTCCAATATCAGCTTTCAACATATCAGAAACATAGATTTTCTTGTTTTTGAAATAATTGTAAAAATCAACCCATTCCTGTTCTGCTCCATCTAAGTAGCTTCCAAGATTGGCTTTTACTACACTCCCACTTTTGAGAATCGTATTTCCAATTTCTTCAACAATGCTTCCAACATTTCCAGAGATTTCTTTCCCATCAAAAGACTGTGCCATTTCTTTTGCAAGCTCGTTCATTTGAGAACGAACTTTTGAAGCAGCACCGCCTTTTAAGTTAAATGCTTCAATCAATTGCTTTGAAATGGAAGATGTATCAATTTTAATATCACGTACTGTTTTATCAATGGCGTATTGCAGTTTTTGTGTTTGATCTCCACCCTTAATATCCAAATCAAGACTAATCTTTTGATTCTGAAGATTGCTAAGGTTGATTTTACTAAGTGTGTTTAATTTTGAAATAGCACTATCAAGCCCAGAAGTACGAACATTGCCTAGAGAATTAAAGGCAGACGTAACCCTTCCAAGTTCCCTTGCATAACTACGTAATCCATTTGTATTAACTCCGCTTAATGCGGAATTAACTTCTGTGAGTTTATTTGAAAGATTAGTCAGCGCACGTACTGCTTTTTCTGTACTACTGCTAATTTGTATATCAAGGGTATCAATGGTATTTTCAGCCATTTTATTTATCCCTCCTTTTTTTACAAAAAAATAAAGGGCAGACAAGACTTATTCATCCTGCCTGCCCTTTTCATGGTTAAGCTCAAAGTTCGCCTGCATGAGTTGCAAGCTTGCCAAAAGTGCGTTTCTCTGTTTTTTCTTTTCTTCTTCGGAAAGTATGCCTTCCTGTTTACGCTTTTCTTCCTCTGCTGATTCCAGTAAAGGTTTTTTCAAATACTCTGCTTTGGATTTTTTCCCCATTAAAGCATTTGCAACAGCTGTGAATGTGGCTGATGTTTCATAAATGCCTGCTTGCCAAAGCTCAGCGTCTTTTCTCTTTTGCCGTATCTTTTCAGCTTCAAGATAAGGCTTTAACTCTGTTGGAGTAGAATCCATAAATTCTTCTTTAGATACACCAATAGAGAGGTATAAAGGAAGAATCTCTTGGTAAACAACTTCTCGAAAAGTTAATTTTTCTTTTTGTGATCCTGTGGGAGCTTCGTTGCATTCTTCTCCACTGCCTGTGCTTCTGCTACTGCATTCAGCAGACCGGATAAAAAACCGTTTTTCTCCAATTCTTTGTCAAGAAGTTTGTATAAATCAAATCCACTTTTTGGATTTTCCTCAGTTCCTTCATCTTCGTAATCATCCAAAAGGTCACAGACTTTATCAAGAGCAGCTTTTTTTTCAGAATCACTTTCATACCCAAACTCTTCTTTGTGCTTCTTTTGAAGTCCAGCGAGAAGCAGTTCCGGGAGAAGAGAAATCATTTTCTGAAGGCTTCTCTCTTTTCCATCTGTAATCCCCTGTACCTTGTCCAGCACATCTGTTTTTGTAAGAAGTCCGTATCCAAATACAACCTTATATTCTTTTCCATGTACATTAAAAGTTACCATTTTATAATCCTCCCATTAAAAACATCATTCTGATTTTGTAAGAGCAACCTTTGTTTCAAGTCCCTTGTAATCTGTGATAATAAGGGAAATGGACATTGTTGCAGCTTCATTCTGTCCAACTTCTGGAAGTGGAATCTCACGTCCGCACTCAGCTGTAACAAAGAATGCATCTGTCATATCCGGGAAAACAACCTCAAACCATGTTGCAAGTCCAGTTTCTTTTGCTGTCTTAGATGCACTATAAAGTTCCTTAATCTGCTTAACAGATTTATCTGGATCCATGATAAATTCGATTTCCCATGTACCGCCAGTATCCTGTCTACCAGCTGCATATTTTGTGATATAATCTTCCAATGCTGATACGTCAATCTGCTCTGTATCAAGTGAAATTCCACCAATTGAGCTTGCAAGCTCAAGTTGCTTAAAAGTTGTAGGCTTTACGCCTTTTTCGGTTTCAACTCCATAACCAAAAGTCACACCTAATGTTGTTAAACGGCTCATTATTTTTCCTTTCTACCTTTAACTCTTTAAGGTCAGCAATTTTTTTCAAGCAAAAAATCGGTAATATGCACGTAACCCTGTGCCGGGAGATAGCGGATCACCGCCTTTCTACTCTTCTTTGTCTGTTTTCAGTTCTGGTAATCCTGCTACAGATGTAAGCAGTGATAAAAATCCAGAAAGCAAAGATGCAGATAGAACCATTTTCCAGTCAACACTGCCAATTACAGTTGCGGTTCCGATGGTTGCTACCGCTGTTTGTGCGACTGTTTTTACAGCTCTAATTCCTGCGGCTTTCAGCCAAAGTAATTTATCTGCTTTCATTCGGCATTCTCCTTTCATATTTTTTGGTAAAAAAATAGAAGCATTTCTGCTCCTAATCTAATAAAGTTCCTGTATATATCCGGCTGTATCGGCTCACAAGCTTTTTGATTCCACTGTCACCAAAAAACATAGGCTCCGGGCCATATGTGCGGCGGAATCCCATGCTCACCATAACTTTATGACTTATCTTGTCCAATTCATACACTCTGGTTAATGCTTTGCTCCCAGATGTGAAGCAATTTACTTGAAACGATGGCATTGTTGCACATTCATCCCCTTCAAGGTCACCTCTTGCAATTGGATTTCCGAGCATATAAAGCTGTGCATATGCTTTTTTACCGGAAGCATTTGTCTCGCTACCATCCATGGAATAATTGTCTGCGCCAGTAATCTTAGAAACAGCCGCTCCCCACCTTGAAAAAACTTCCAATACAGGAGATTCTATTGTGTCCGGCATATCTGTCACCTCACAATAAAAAATGCGCCCACCTTTATAGTGAACGCATTGCATGTTATGCTACAATTTAACACTGTAATGATAACATAATTGGTTGGTATCATTCAGTATATTATGGTATCTTCTTTAAGAAGAGAATACCTCTTTGGCAATTTTTCGGATATTCTGAATGATTTCTACACTGGCTTTATACATTGGCATTGTAGCTTCTGTGCCGTAAGAACGTACCCATTCGCCAGAATCAGAAACATATACCCAGGAATCGTTTTTTCCTTTTCCTTGTCCGTAAGAACCGATTGTATAACCAAATTCTTCTCCTTTTGGATGTGGGCTAGAACCGGCTGCACCATTGTGGTAAATACCAGCGCCGAATTCAATGAATAAAATACTTTTTCCTTCGCATATTAAGTGAGCTTCTGCATAGTCCCCAAAACTGTTAATTTTGATATAAGTACTGGAATCCCTAATTCACATAATCTTTTTATGAAGATTTCATTTTTGCTCCTTAAAGATTTTTGATAATTTTTTAATTCATCAATAGCATTCCGGATTGATTTCTGTGATAAGGTACACTTTATTGTCTTACCCATCCTCATTTCCTCTCTTAGAAATTCCGTATCTGGCAATATTGCCTTTTTGTGTGTCTAAAATCTTCTTTAGTGTGTAGTCTGGCAATACTGTAGGTTCGCCATCTTTGTTCAAAATAAGGCTTCCGTCCTCGCTTATTTGTGGGATTCTGTCTATCCAAAATATATCTGCTTCCTGTGGATGGAAATTTCGATTAAAGTTTGTAATGTATCTGTCATAATCTGGCACTATTCCGGCTGCAATTTCTTCTGGTGTTCCGGCTGTAGATGATACAGAAAAAGAGTATAAAACTGGTTTCTCATAAACTTTAATACGGTCTAATCCTTGTGTTTTTTCAGCAATTCGTGACCAATATACTTTTTGCTTTTGACGGACTAATCCTCTCATATTTCCTCTCTTTCTTAAATTTGGTTGCTTAAATAAAGCCCTCTTTAGTTAATTAAAATAGTTTAATGATTTAATGTGCTTCGCTAATAGGATTCCAATAGCTTTATACCCATTTGCATTAAAGTGCGTTTCATCTGATAGCAAACTAGGCGGCATTAAACCACCGTTTATTTTTTCAACATCTTCCGCTGTTGGCTCAATCCCTAGCACCTTAAAAGCGTTGTTAATTACTTGCAATCTAGTGTTAAAGAAATGTGAACCAAATGTGTTCATGCCTATCGCTTCGCTTGCTACAGTTGTGTCTGTTCCGTATTTAGTCAATCCCAAAATAACATATTTCTTGTTCGGAATTCGTTTAACTATGGTTTTAAGATAATCCCATTTATAACCCCTATCATTTGTACCGCACCAAATCAAGTATACGTTGCTAGTATATTCTGATTCTTTTGTATGAATTGGAACATAAATGTTTTGTGGTGTATATCCGTTTAATGAAAATGTGTCTTTAGCTGTTTGTGTTACTATATATTCTTTACCATCCACAATAACAGTTTTTCCATTTAATTGATTGTTAGCAATCCAAATATCGGCTGTTAAGTCTGCGTTTTTAATTTTGAAGGTTGCTTTATTTGGCTCAATGTATCCACTAAAAGCACCGAACGTAAAACCAATGTCTTTTGTCAAAGAACCGCCAAAACCAAATACTCTATATGACTCTAGCCCTAGTATAGATGCACATTCTTTTGTTATAGATACGCCTTCACCGCCAGTACCTGCCATTAAACTATCACCGATGCCCATTAGATCATAATCGTATGAAATGTGTTCTTCTAGTTTTTCAATTTTTAATGATTTCAAAGCGCCATATTTTTTATAAGGCAAAATTTTTGGAGTACCATATTGAATCATTAGGTTTTTAATCTTATAAGTCGGATTTGTTTCACCGTATATACTAGCTTGAATGTATACAGTTTTATCTGTTTCATTTGTATACGCATTGTAGAAGTCATAAGCGGCTATAATCGTTTTTCTATTATTATCACTGAACACAATTAAATCTCTAGCAATATTATTCAACGTTCTTTCATCATCGCTGTTTACATTTGCAGAAAAGAAAATTGTCGTATGTGCTGGTACTGGGTACACTTTTGTAGTATTAAAGTTATTGTCATGTGTGTACTGTCCGTTTTTTTCCAGATAATAATTATGATACAAATAATCATCAAAAATTTGATAAGGTGCTGGGTCTAAAGCATCTTCAACATTATCTAAATCTTCCTTTAGCGAACCAATAGCTTCTCCAGTTGCTTTTGCTTCTGCAAGCCCACCTTCTATAGTCAATGTAGTGTCTGGCTGTGATACACTCTGGATGTTCTTAATAGCTTGTTCTTTTGCGGAATTTACATTTTGAACAGCTTCCGCAGATGTGTTTTTAGTAAGCTCCAAAAGCTGATTTATAACATCTTTTTCTTCCTGTCCTATCTGTGGTTGATCAATCTCGATACCCTCTAGCACTGGTACTTCCGCTATTGTGGTATTCCATTCAACACTAATATTTGAATCGGAATCCGTTTTAACAGCGCAAACAATAAAACGTACCGTTCCCATATACCTTGCTGCATTTCTTCCAATCAACCAAGAAAAAGTTACATTTTCGCCATCTACAGCTACATCATCACAAATGTATTGGTCTTTGATAGAAACATTAAAATCCACACTGCTTACGTTTTCAAAGTTAATTCTGACTGAAAATTTGGATAAATCAAGATTATCTCCTACAATTTTGGGACATGAAAATTTAATACGTTCTGCATTCTTGTCAGATTGTACCCCACCAACTACGATTGTAGAGGGCACGAAAATAATCCTTGTCTTAGCATCAATCGTGCATATATCGGATTGTTCAGAAAGCAAATTAACATCTTCTTTTGCGCTCATAAGTAAATCAAGTGCTGTTGCCATGTTCTACCCCCTCTGTGATACTTTGGTTTTACCAGTAGTTATAATGTATTTTCCGTTATCTTTCACTCCGGTGACAGATACAGAAAAATAATCCCAAGTAAGGGATTCTGGCGGAATTTCACATTGATTGTTTTTCAGTATTACTGGGTATTCTCTTTCCATTCTCCAAAATGAAGCAGCTATTTTACATCCGTTCCACTCTGGTGAAAAGATAAACAATGCTTTAAGATATCCAGTCGTGCCCTTTACCAGTCCAGAGAAATCACACTTCGGATCTGGATAAATTCTTTGATTATTTACAATAAATCTTAATACTCTCATGCAGTCATCCTTTCCATTCCAACAGGGGCTACATATGTAAATTGGTTTCCCAAAATATCTCTGGCTGTGCCAATTACGAAATGGCTGTAGTCTGCCAGAATATTGCATATAAATTCCTCTGCGTCAACCCAATATCGTTTCTTGACCATGCGGTGGAGCTCTGGTAATAGACCATAGCTGAACATTACACAATGTCCTAACTCATGGATAAATACACGGTTTAGAAGTTCTCCATGTAGGTTGTTCACAATCGAAATAATATGGGTGGAATAATCCGATACTCCAAGTGTTCTATTTCCAGTGCGGTCAATTAACACGTTATCGTGTGGGGATACGAACTGTACTCTCCATAGGTCACCGTTCATGTAAAATTGTCTTAGCATGGCTTATCACCATCCTTTTCTCAACTAAAAAGCCCCTGCCGCACTACTGCAACAAGGGCTTAATCAATAATTTAATCATGTCATCTGCTGAACCAAACGGCTCAGGTCAGTTTTCATCTGCTGTCTGAGCGTTGCATCTGCATCCGACCACATTTCCGTAAGGTTACGAATAATATCTGATGTGTATTCTTTCATGGAATCATCCATTTTTCTCTTGGATTCAGAATCCTTAGAATCATGATAGTGTCTACGATTCTCATCGTATTTATCATAAGATTCTCCGTATCTGGACTTCTTCCAATTCATATTCATACCATCATTTTCCATATCACTACGCTCTGGATGATATCCCATGCGGTACATATTACGCTCAAGCTCTGGATTGTTTAAATACTCATCCATCCAGTCATCATCCTGCATATACAGATACGGTCTATATCCTTTTCTGGTTCCCCTACCTTTTGGAGCGAAACGCCCATTTGAATAGCGGTAACGGTCATATCCCATGCGTCCAAGATACTTTTCTTCCTGTTCGCATTCATCCATAGCTTCCACAATACGATAATCTTTATCAGCGCAAATCGCACATTTTACTGCTTCCATGCAGTCTTTCAAATCGTCCCAGTCTTGAGCACTAAGATTATCAAAGCCATGTGTTTTGGCTTTTTCCATAGCCCATTTTCCCATTTCCATTGCAACTTTATGCATTACAGTGCCCCCTTTCTAACAGCCTGCGTAACAGGTGCTTCTGTCGTTGGGGCTGTACCATTAATTGCTTTCAAATTTTTGCTCGGACTACAAGCCGGATTTCCTAACATCTTGAATACTCCGCCAGTTGCACTTGTAGCTACTCTGGTTGCGTACTTCGTTCTGGTTCTTATTCCACAAGCCGTAATCTGTGCGCAGCAACGATTTTCTAGCGGATACAAAGTTGTTCCTGTTCCTATCTGAATCATTACTGGGGCGGTAATTGTGGTTGTATTTGGAATGGACTGTGCTAAAACAATGCAGTATTTTTCTCCATTATTGTAGCTTCCTTCCGGGATAGTAACCACAAGATTTCCACCTGTGAATGCAATTGCAGTAGACAGCACAAGGTGATTGCAAAGCTTACAAACATTCTTACATGCCATATTTTTTACCTCTCAATCAATAAGAGGTGAGCCGCAACCCACCTCTTAGAATTAGTCAACCTCTAAGGGTGAGTTCAACAACTTTTGTTACTTTTAAGATAAATAGTCAGGGATATTCATTCTAGGGCTAGAATTTCCAGTTCTGTTCTTTTTACCAAATAAGCACTCTTCCGCACTCCATCCGGCATGTACCCTATACGCAATGGTTTCTTTTCCTATTCCAAGTTCTCTACTCCACTGAGAAATTGTTTGCTTTTTCCCACCGTACTCTAAAAATACGCTTCTTCTTTTGTTGCTGGCTTGTTCAAACCCAGTAATCCAGCAACAATTTTCGGGACAATAATTTCCATTTACGTCTTTTCTCTCAATGGTTAAGTCTTCTTGATATCCATTCGCATAAGCCCATTCTCTAAACGGCCAATATTCTTGCCACTCATCACACAATTTAATTCCACGTCCACCATAGTCTTTATAGTGCGGGTCATTTTGGTTAGTACATCTTGTTTTAATCGAAGACCATTTTTTATATAAAATTCCGGTTGATTCTCCATGACAGTTTCTACTTTGTTTTGAGTAATAACTTCGCAAACATCCGCAAGATGTACTTGTTCCCCTCATTAAATTGTATTGATAGCAATTGACATCATTGCCACAGTCGCAATGACATTGCCAATAATTAGAACGATTTTTCCTGCCTATTTTCTTTACTACGGTCAATTTTCCGAAACGCTTTCCTGCCAAATCTTCCGCTTTTGGGTGTAAACATCCACAACTTTTTGTGTGACCATTTCTTAGTCTAGATGTGTCTACGATCACAATATTGCCACAATCGCATTTGCATTCCCATAACCTATGTTTCCACTTATTGGTTCCTGCGCTAGATTCAACTGTAAGTTTCCAAAATTTTTGACCTATTAAATCTTGATTAACCATGCACCGTTCCTCCTATGATAATTTTATTATATCATAATAACGGTACATATTCAATTTTTAATTTAATTCAATGATAAAATCAGCAACAACCGTTGTTTCCCCCACATCCACAGCTTCCATAATATCCATACAAGTTGCTTGCCGGATATGCAGGAACCGGAAGCGGTGCAGTGCGTCTGAGAATTTCTGCTGTATTTGCGTTCATAGCCGCCTGTAATACCGCATTCTGGTCGGACTGTGAAGCCGCCAGTTTAAGTGCCTGATTCTCTGCTCTGAGGTCTGCTGTCTCTTTCTGGCAAAGATAATCAAGGATTGCTCTTGTGTTGCTGTTCTGATTTTCCAGAAGGTCTCTGGTGTTGTTGTTCATTGTGTTCTGGAGGGCACAAGTGTTGGTAGCCAGGTTATAGTTGATACCCTGGATAGCTTCTCTGGTCTCGCAGCAACAACTTGCTAACTGAGACTGTAATGCATTGGTATTCTGCATACCGGCTACAGTATCAGCATTGATTGCCTGCTGAACGCCGTTGAAGCCTTGAAGCATTCCAACGTTCACGCCATTGAAGCCACTCTGCATGGTATTGTTAAGCGCATATGTGCTATCGCAAATACCCTGCTGAATACCTCTGATACCATTCTGAATATCATTCAGAGCAAAGCTCTCATTGATATCCGCTCTGGTTGCCCATCCTTGGAAACCTGCACCATTTGTACCGTTTCCACCATTGCCGCCCCAGCCGCCAAAGCCGCCGAAACCGCCCCAGCCAAAGATAAGCAATATTATAATCCACCATGCCCAGCCACCGCCAAAGCCATAGCCTTCATCTGCACGGTTATTAGAGCCGCTTAATACAGCGACATCGCTTGCTGATAATCCACCATTCATCATAGCGATTACCTCCTTATTGATTTTTGTAATTTATACAAAATCAAAAGACCGCGGCTCTTTTAATTATTGTAGCGAATTTATTTTATTCCAAACTGATTCTTAACCTGCGATAACATATCATCAGGATTAATCCCTTTTTCTTGGCAAAGATTTCTTGCAAGTTTTTCAATTCCTGCATTATCACCTTTTTCCATCATGTTAATTGCATTGTCAATTACAGGATTATTTCCAGACTGTTGTTTCATCATATTGATTATGGCTTGTTGAGGATTCCCTCCACCACGTATCATCTGCATAAGTTGCATTGGATTCATCATCTCTGTTTACCTCCATTCTGCTTGGGTTCCGGTGTTACCGACATTTGTGTCGGGAACATACTCTTTATTTCGGAAATCTCAGAGCAAACATCGTTCCGAAGCTGATTAAACATAGCTTCTATGTCAATCGGTTTTTCTTCTGCCTTTGGTTGCTGTTGTTCTTCCGGATTTATAAGTCGATAAACAAAAATTCTACTTCTTCCATCTGCCTGTAATTGTTTTCTATATATTTCTGTTCCATCTGTTTTTGGATAATAAACAGGATTTCCGGACATATCTACATCTTTTGCCTTTACAGTATCAATGCCATCAACCATCTGTCCTTGCAACATGGGGATTTGTGGTACTTGTGGCATTTGTTGTATTGGCTGCTGAATCTGTGCCTGTCCGTATGGCATTGCCTGCTGATAACTATTCTGTAATTGTGCTAATCTATCTTGATACGGCTGTATTTGTTGAAATGGTTGTGCAAAATACGGATTACCATACTGCATATCTCAAACCTCCCTTGTTTTTATAATTATATTTTACAATAATAAGAGGTTGATTAACACGCCACGATAACGCCATAAATACGCCACATTTTATGAATACAAAGAAAAGCCCCGACAATACATCGGGGCAACTTTCATAATTTTCTTCTTTAATTTTCTGTTTATGCGGTCTACGGTTCTTGTGCTGTAGCCCATGATTTCTGAAGCTTCTGCAAGTGTTTTTTCTTCGTAAACACGCAATCGGAATAACTCTTTTTCTCTGGAATCAAATCCAGCTTCACGCAAATAGAAGATTCTTTCATCTTCTGAAAAGTCTTTATAATTATCCATTCCACCGTCCTCCCTGTTAGTGGAATCAATATTACACCGGGAAAATGCCTTTAAGGGCAAAGCCTAAAACAATACCGATTATGCCAGTTATGACATAAGCAATAATTTTGTCCTGTAATTTTCCTGGCTTTTCCATGAGTGCTTTTAAATTGTCGTTCATTTCGTCAACTGTATCTTTGATGTGTCCCAGATCGTTGTTGTATAAAGCAATTTTCTGTTCTAGCGCATTGATACGATTAAAAAAGCCTTCATCCCTTTTGGAATGCTTTTCTTTCATCTCATGGACGGCACTTTCCAATTCTTTCAAGCGGTGTTCGTTGATACACTCGTGTTCACATCCCATCGCTATTCCTTTCCATCACTCCCATTTTTTAAGATATTGCTTCTACCCACCTAACTTGAAGCACCCCTGCGATACGTGGGAGGATTGACGTATCACGCACACACCATCTTAGAATCCGATAAATGGAAAAACACCATGATTTACATAAATTTCAGTTTCGGAAGTCCAATTTCTGTTTACAGAAGATTCGGAATGTGATCCTTGAAATTCAGCTCCCTGTTTCACCAGGAAGAAAAGAGCCAAATCAAATATGCAATCATAACATTTTTCCATATCGGAATTTATTTTCTCATCACTGTAAGAGGAAGGATAATTCCTTTTCTTCTTAAATGAACGAATAGCCCTCTTTGCTGAAAGAGGAATCATCCTCGCAGTTTCTGCATCATCTTCAAGATAATTTGTCAAATCTTCTATAAGCTGTTCGTCCATTTAATCACCTACCTTTGCTGAGATAAAATCTCTGATATTATTCCAGCCTTATTAGTTGCTGTCAGGGCATAGCCGTTATCACTAGCAAGTTGTCTCAACTGTGATACAGTCATATTAGACAACTCGCTTTCTGTATACTTATGTGTTGATTCATCATAAACACTCGCTACAGATGGTGACTGGCTGTTTTCATCGAGACTATGCCCGGTTATTCCCCCGCCTTGGTACCGATCACGATACCACCGTTAGCTTTTGGTGCGACCGGAATGAACATTCCAGAAGCTTTTGTCCAAGTAGTAACCGGATCCTGTGTAGCCCACATGGACAGAGTAATAAACATTCTGTTTTGCTGTGTGATAAAAGCTCTTGCTTCCTCTTCCTCTGGTGTTGGCCCCCAAAGTCCAGTACCGAAAGAACCATCCGGGTTAGCTTCATACAGGGTAAATACGTTTTCTTTAAAGAAACGTCCAGTTTTCCATGCTCCATCTTTTCTGTAACGATATTTTTCATCGCAGCGATCTACGGTAATCTCATATTCCTGCATAAGAAGGTTTGCAAGTTCCTGTTTGGTCAGAAGACGTTTGTTAGCCGCACCAAGAACAGCGGTTTGCATAGCGGTGTTGTTTCTCATATAATTAATCATTTTTAAGGAAGTGAGGGCTTTATTAACAACAAATCCCTTTTCTTGTGCAACATCAATCATCTTTTGAATATCGCCCATAATATCAGAATCCGGCTTAGACCAGTCAGTAAGGGTGATTTTTGCTTCTGACGGAACGCCAAGATCAATCGGAAGATCTACATTGTTCTCATGGATTTTAAGAGAACCAGTTCCCATGATCTGCCCTTTCATAACTTTTGTTCTTGCCAGAACTGCTTCAAATGAATTACTTACATCGTCAAACACAAATTCGGTAAGAGACTGATCGTCCGGGACGCCGTTTTCAATAGCCATGCGAAGAGATTCTGACTGATTCATTTTCTCTTTAATGAAAAGTTTTTCGGTCAGTACCTTCTCAAAGCTTGGTCTCTCTCCAATTCTTGCCTCTGTATCAAGCGCATGAACATAAGCAACTCTAGGAAGTTGCTGCCCGCTCATAAGTCTGTAGTATTTTGCTTTCATAAATTGGGTTTTTACATCCGGGAAGATAACGTCAAGTGCTCCCGGACGTTTAACTGCATAATTCTGTGAATAGTTAATTCTCTCTTCCAGTGTAATACTGGTCAATACGTTATAATTCATTGTGGAATACCTCCTTAAAATTCAACTTCTGGTTCTGTTAAAAACGCAATTCCAAAAGGCTTATCAAGCTCTTGGAGTTCTGTTTTTGCGGTAGAATCAACTGCTACTGGAAGTCTGTTTTCAAAAACTCGTCCTGCAACGATTACAGAAATCGGACGTTTTTCATCGTCTGTCATATCAACTTCTTCGTATACAATCCCTTTTGCGCCTGTTTCATTTTTGGGGAAAACTGAACCAGCCTTAATGATTTTTCTTCCACCAACTTCCACCGCATTTGTCTGCTCTGCTGTAAAAGTCTTTAAAATAAGTCCTTCCGCAGATTCAAGAAAATTGGGGGTTGTACCGTATTCAATAACTTTGCTAAATGCCATAACTTAATTCTCCTTTTTTAAAAATTAATTGGGGCGTTTCCTCCAAGTTCTGTTTTTTCGGAACCGCTTAATTGTTTTGAACGTTCAGCTGCATATTTTGCAGCACCACTTTTTTCTTCTTTTCCTCTACCGCCATTACCACCACCCGGATTCGGAGTATTTTCCAATGTTTCTTTCTCCCAGGCTGCTTTTGCGGTATCAAGTGCTGTTTTATTTGCTTCGGAAACTCCCTTGACAAAAGTTTCAACTTCTTTCATTACATCCTCAGATTTCTCACAAGGCATGGACGCATATGCTTTAATAGCACTTGCGTAAGTTTCGCTTGAAAGTCCTGCGTTTGCGAACATGGAAGTAATTTCACTGATAAGGGCTTTTTTGTTGGATTCTGCAAGCGCAGCCTTCAAATCAGCCAATTCCTTATCAACTGCTTCCTTTTCTTTCTTGCGTTCAGCTTCCAGCCGTTCTGCTTCGGTCATGTTCTGCTTTTTCAACTCTTCCAACTCTTTTTCCAGAGAATCTGCTTTTTCAGCTTTTTCCTTCAGAGAAACATTTTTGTCTTTCTCTTTCTTAGTTTCAGCAGAAATAGAATCAAGAAGCTTAGAAACCTGTTCCTCGGAAGGTTCTGCAACTCCCATACCGATAAGTACCTGTTTTGCCTGTTCTCTTGTCATTGAAATCTCCTTTCTTCCAGTCCAATACGCTTTTTCAACACGGTTCGCTCCGCACATGGTCTGTACCCGATTTACGCTCACGGGCTGTTGCAATTTATTTGATTTTGGGTATTAAAAAAGAAGCCTTAGATTTCTCTAAAACTCCTTAAATAATCGAAATTTGGTTCATTCTTCGTTAGATGGAGAATTTGCCATTGGTTCTGTTTTGGACGGATTCTGAAATTTTTCATCCAGTAGTTGTTGAGCTTTCTTCATTTCCGCTTCCGGGTCTGCCAGTTCCGGGTAAATAGTTCCCAGATACGGTAAACTCATTTCGTAGACTTTCTGCGGATCACTAAATAGCCCACAAGTAATCAGTGCGATAAGCGGATGGATTTTATTTTTGAACAGATAATCAAGTGCTTGTGCTTTTACAAGCATATTGTCTGTTGGGTTTCTGGTTATCTTTACATCGAAATCTCGAGTTGAGATATTAACATCATTTGATGTACCACGGATAATATTCAGAATAATTCTAGCAGATTCCTTTTCGGCTTCCTTGGTGAATGCTTCTACCAATTTTGCATCTCTCTCTGCGAAGTCCCATCCATTACGAAGGTATACGGCATTTCCTGTATCTCCTCCGCTATTGCTTTGTCGGTTTGGCATTGCTTCCACAATCAGCATATTATTGTAGATATCATCCTTTGCAACCTGGCTCTCTGATTGATTCAGTTCAGCGGTCATAAGTTCAACATCCGACTGACAGCCATTTCCAGTGTCTTTAACAGAGATAGCACCAAGTTTTACCATTTTCAAAAACTCGTTTTCGTCTACCTCGCAGTTTTTAAATTTCATAAAGGCTTGCACAAACTGTTCCACGCCATTTAATCTATCAGACTGGTATTTGTTGATTGCATCAAATAAGGTGATTGCAATTTCAACGTCTGATAGTCTGTCGTGATTATTCGGGCATTCAACAATAGGAATCCCGCCAAAACCATTGATGCCGTAGTTGGTTACTTTTCCATTCTTGATTTCAAAAAACTGGTTCTTTGAATAACATAAATAATATTGCTGTTCGTCTTCATCCTTTAAAATCTGAACGGACAGCATTGGTTTCCCGTTTCTCTGCGAATATACAATGTAACAATCACCTGGATATGGGATGAAAATTCTAAACGGTGGTAAATCTCCGTTTTCTGTCCAGTCCTCTTCTTTCAGAATAGCCTTATAAGAAGTTCCTGTTGCACTCTGGTATATTGCCCTTTGGATGTTTCTTGCATCTGCATTGGCTTCATCCAAATAGTCATTCAGAAGGTCAACTTGCTCATTTATTTTTTCATCTGCATTTTTCTTTTTACATACATATTGAATTGGCTCCCCACAAATCTGTCCAGCTTTAAATTTTACAGTTTCAAATGCGTGATTTTCAACCACTCTGTTATTAACTTCTGGACGGACTATTTTGTTTCGGTATAATATCGGCTGATCGCCTTTCATGTACCGATACAAGTAATCAATTAATGTTCGGTTTCTATTATGTATGCCAATTGTATCTGATACTACTTTTACTACATTTTGTGGAGTGATTCGGTCAACGCCTGTGTAGGCTACTTTTCGCCCGAACTCACCTCGGCATAAATCTACAAAATTCATTGTATTTCTCACGAGCCGAACCATCCTTTCTGAAAAATAAAAAGCACTGGATATTTTAATCCAATGCTCTACTTTATATTTTACACATATTGGCGGTATCATTCAGTATACTTCGGTATCATCTTTCAAAACCTTTTATCTTTTTTACTTCTGCCAAAGCTTTTAAGTGTTTTTTCTTAATATGTATTTCAGAATATCCCATCTCATCTGCGATACGAACCAATGATTTGTACTCAACATAATGCTTAAATAGTATGTTGTACAGCAACGGGTCTTCAACCTGTTCTATGGTTCGGACTATTTCCTGTTTTTTTTGTAAAAATTCGGATATCATTTTTGAAATCTCTTCTCGCAGATCAAATATCTTTGCAACCATATCTCCCATCGGATCACGTTTTACAGAAGTTTGTACCTTTTCTCCAACAGGAATTGCAGATACACTTGTGGAAAGAGAACTGAGCTGTTCTTCTTCGATAAGCTTGTTTTTGATTCTGTTATCATAATTTTCAATCTGTCGTAAATATTGAGTTGCAGTCATCATATTTTATCTCCTTCCCCAAAGTGGATTCTGTGTTGCTGTTGCGGTTCCTCCTAATGGATTCTGAACATAATCAGATAGCATTGCTAAAGAATCTATTCCGTCATCATGGAGTACCTTCGCTCTGGTAGTATAAGTGGTTACATTTGCCATGAATAAGCCATAATCTGATTTTGGTTTATACTGACTTTGGTGCAAAAAATAAAAATGATTTGCTATAAAGTTGGAATTCAATTTTTGTACGGCATTTACCGTCAATAAGTTTTTGAACATTATGTGCTACACGGTTTCCAACATTATTTGATTCAAAACGCGACATATGCGGATTGTGCCTAATCAAAATATCCGCTGTTTTCTTATCCAAGATATCGTAGTCTGTGTTATCGTCAAACACTACATCTGGGATAAAATATTTATCTCCATACTGGTATGCAATTGGGAGAGACTCAAAATCAGTTCCTTTATCCTTTGTATCACACACAGACCAAATAGCATCCGGCTCTCTTTTTGGCATAATCACATATTCATCTGTACAGCCATCTGGAACATCTTCTCTGTCAAAGAAAAATCTTTTCAGCTTATCTGGTGGTAAAAGTAATCCCTCACGTTCTACTGGTTTCTGTTGATACAGACAGTTAAAAGAAATCTCGTCCATTGATTCTTTTGCGTCATTGAAATACTTTTCTGAAAATCCATTCACAGTGAATAAGAAATTGCTTTTTCCATCATCTGTTAATGCCGGTATTGCAATAAATCTTGCTCTTGGGTTCCCGGCATACAATTGTTGAAGTTTTCCAATAGGATCATGCACAGACCATCTGGTGGCAATGTAAAATTCCTTGCATCCCTCAAGTCTACGTGAGCGAAGATCATTTACTACTTTCGTCCATAATGTATCAAGTCGGCTCTTATTCAATGCTTCTTCGATACCAGACACAAGGTCATCCGCTGTAAGAAATCTGTTACAACGTGTAGCACCAGTCAAAGAACCATCAATAGAACGAAATGTCCATGTCTTAAATCGTCCGTTTCTTTCGAGATTGACTGTAGTTTCCTTTGCATTTGTTCCTTGGATTTCTACGTTAGGGAATATCTCATGCCACGTGTATTCCACGGGATCATTGATAATTTCCAGAACACCATCATAAAGGGAACGTGTCAAAATACTACTGTG